CAGGCAGCGATACTGTCGTCTACACGTTGACGGGCGAAACTTTCATAGCGGCTTAACTTAGGAGAACTGAAATGGCTGATGGATATGTAAGAAAGCTCCAACCGCACGGCATTGTTAGTCCAGCCTCGGTAACACTCGCGGCGACCAATAAGGCGCTTTGGACTGTCGCTAACATTCCGGCGATGGGCAGGGACTACTGGTGGGCGGGTAAGGAGATTGAAATTGACGTTAAGGGGCATATCACGACTGCCGCAACGCCAGGCAACCTGACCCTGGCATGGCTCTATGGAACTGGTGCAGATGCTAACGGCGTGTCGCTCGCAGCGAGTGCCGCTCAAACACTCATCGCATCGCAGACAACCCTTTCGTGGCGAGCACGGGCCAACATTCGCTGTATCAGCGTTGGGGCGGCGGGAACGCTGTTCTGTGATGGGGAATTTTTCTTCAGCGCAGCCGTTGTCGCGGTGATGGACTTCTTCGCGCCGGTCATTCCAGTAGTATCTAGTGCGTGTGATCTGACGGTGGCGAACAATGTCATCACGCTTCAAGCCCTGCGCTCGGGTTCAACCGCTGAAACGATGCAGGTTCATCGCGTGACCGTGCAGGAATTGAACTAAGGGCCGATTGGTGATTAAAAAACGGATAGGTCTACGCGGCCCGTTCTTGCAGCCGCAGCCGCCTTTTGCTCAGGGCGGGGGCTTTTACGCTTTTACCGACGCCCTAACCGCCGGGTTTACCTCGGCGCAAAGCGAAGCGGGAGGCTGGAACGCCAAGGTACGGGACGCGCTCAAGATCACCTGGGTGCGGACGAGCGACACGGTCGCAACCGGCACGATCCTGGCGACGGGCGATTACGACATCAACGCGCAGGAAGTCATCACCGGGACAATCCCTGGCGCGATCCTGACCGGCGGCAGCCCGATTGTTGCAACGCCGACGTTCACGATTGATCCGACCGTGCCGGATCGGCGCGTGCTGCCGCGCATCGTGTCGCAAGCCGTAAACAGAAGCTACACGTACTGATATGGCCCGCCTCGGACGCGGACAATCGTTCCCGCCGATTATTCACAACGGGGCCTCGAATGTAGAGGCCTCTGGTGCGCTTGCTGGCGTAGCGTCTTTCGGCTTCTCCAATACCGCTACGATGCTGGGCGCCGGTGCTCTCGCAGCCGTAGCGGCGCTTACCTTTGGTGTCGGCAGCAGCACTCTAACCGGCTCCGGGGCTCTGGCAGGCTCGGCTCCAGTCGCGTTCAGTAATACCGCTACCCTTTCCGGCTCCAGCGCAATAGCCGGAACCACGGATATTACTTTCAGCAACAGCGCAATCCTGATGGGAACAGGTGCGCTTGCCGGTTCTGTTCCGATTGTCTTTACCAACAGCGGCACGATAGCCGGGGCCGGGGCGCTTACTGGCAGCATCCCCATTGCCTTCACAAACACCGCAACGCTTGTCGGTTCAGGCGATCTAGCGGGTTCGATACCGATCACGTTTGCGCTGAGCGGCACGCTTGATCTGCCATCTGGATCAATCTCCGGTTCTTCCGATCTCGTTTTCGCAAACAGCGGGACGCTGACAGGGGCAGGATCTCTAGCCGGAGCAACATTAACGACGTTCAGCCTAGCAGGAACTCTTGACGTTCCGGCTGGTGGTATAGCGGGTTCGGTAACGGTTACGTTCACCAATTCAGGAACGATGACGGGCGATGGCCCCCTAGCTGGTTCCATACCGATAACCTTCACGAACAGCGGCACGCTCGACCCAGTTCCGGCGTTGCTATCAATTGCCACGCCCGGACGCATCATCCGTTTGCCGAGCCAGATCACCGGCGAGACAAACGACGAGAAACTTGCGCGCCGTATCCGCGAGGGAACGATTGTTCCCGAAGTCGTCCAGTCGGTTACGCTCCCCGTCGTCCCGACCGCTGAGTTCTATTTTAAGGAATCAGCCAAGCTCACCGCGTCAATTGAGAAATTCAGGGCTGAGTCGGCTGCTATCAGGAAACAGATTGCGGTAATCGAACAGCAACAGCTAATCGAGACCCTACGCGCCGCAGAGCGCAAGAGACTTGAGCGCCGGTTGACGATTGCCATGCAAGAGCTTCAGATGGCGCAGTTGCAGGAGGCGATAATCCTTGAACAGATCGAGGTGATCGACGTGGCGTATCTGGCGCTCGTCACCTTAAACGTGGTTTTGCAGTGACCTGGCGCGGCAGGTTCCCGCGTGACCCTTGAAAAAGGATGGACTTGCACATGGCTGAAAATTCTGTTACAACGGATGCGGGCGTTGAGCAACGGGTTATCCCACCGTCACTGATCGACGCCCCACCCGCACCCGGCGCGGAAGTCCAGAAGCCGATACCGCCCGAGGGCGAAGCTCCCCCGGAAACCGCAGCAGAGACGACCGAGCAGCAGGAAGCGAAGCGTCAATCTAAGTTCCAGCGTAGGCTTGACCGGCAGAAGTCTGCACGTGTCGCGGCTGAGACGGAACTGAGGTTGACGAAGGAGCGACTTGCACAGCTCGAAGCGCAGAAGGCTCCGACGCAGGACACTGGCGAGCCTAAGCGCGAGGACTTTCAGGACTATGAGGCTTATCTACGCGCTGTCACGAAACACGACGCGGCCGCAGAAACCTCCAAAGCCCTGAAAGCCGAGCGCGAAGCAAACCAGAGCAGGGAAAGGCGTGAACGGGACGCGACCGGGCAGGACAAACTAGCCAAGTCGTGGACCGAGCGGGAAACCGCCTACCAGGCGGAGAAGAAGGACTACTTGGAAGCCGTGACGCCGTATGTGGAGGAGGACTTGGGCCACCTCTCGGACGGTGCAAGGCGCGCGATCATAGAGTCCGACTTGGGCCCGCAGCTCCTCCATCACCTTGCTACCAACCCCGACGATCACGAGCGCATTGCGGATCTGTCTCCCGTGCGGCAGGTTGCAGAACTTGGCAAGCTGGAAGTCACCATGAAGCCGGTTGCCAAGAAGGCATCAAACGCACCCGCGCCGATCACGCCAGTAAAAGCGGGCCGCAGCGCCAGTCCCGGATTCTCCGAAAACGACAGTCAGGCGGAATACGAGGCGAAGCGCAAGGCCCAACAAGCGAGATGGGCGCGATGAGATAAACGCGATACAGGGGCGCCGTCGAGAGACGCCGCCAAGCCACCGCTGAGAAGCGGCGGATTCCTGCACAAAACGGAGCCTCACATGACCAATACCGCCGTAACATCCAGCATCGTGGCGAAGGAAACGCTCGCCATTCTCAAGAACAAGCTCTCATTCTCGGCAGGAGTGAACCGGGATTGGGAGGACGAATACACCGGAAACATGGCACGCGGCTATGCTCCGGGCGCAACCATCAACATCAGGAAGCCGTCGCGCTACACCTATCGGGCCGGGCGCATCGCGGTGCCGCAGGCGAGCGTTGAAACGACCGTTCCGCTGACGCTCTCTCAGGGCGGCGCGGATCTCAACTTTACCGCCTTCGAGCGCACGGTGAGCTTCCCCAGCCGCAGCGTTGAAAACAAGATAAACGCAGCCGTTGCAACCGTGGTGAACGAGATCGACCGTCAGGGTCTAGCCCTTGCGCATACCGCAACATTCAACACCGTCAACCCGGCAGGCGCGCTACCGAACACGCAGGCGCTGGCGTTGCAGATCGTCACGGACGCAAACGCGCGCCTTGACGAGATGGCGGCTCCCCGAGACGGTGAGCGGTCGCTCATCACCAACCCCAGGCTTAACGGCGCGCTGATCCAGGGCTTCGCCGGCCTCTTTAACAACCCGACCAAGATCAGCAAGCAGTACGACCGCGGCATGATGGTGGACTCTCTCGGCCTGTCCTTCGCAATGGATCAGAACGTGGACGTGCATACCAACGGCACGCAGGTCGTGGCCGGCACGAACGTCAACGGTGCGGGGCAGACCGGAGCAGCCATCACCGTCGTCGGCTTGGGCGGGACGATCACTCGCGGGACGGTCGTTACCTTCCCCGGCGTGTTCGCGGTCAACCCGCAGTCCAGGGTTTCTACCGGAGTATTGGCGCAGTTTGTTGTGACGGCTGATCTCCTGGCGGCTGCCGTGTCGATTCCGATCTCCCCGGCGCTGACGCCTACCGGAGCGTTCCAGAATGTCACCGCTTCACCGACGACCGGCGCACCGTTCCTGATCGTGGGCGCGGCTTCTACGGCCTACGCGACCAACATCGCTTATCACCGGGACGCTTTCACGCTGGCGATGGTGCCGATGTGGAAACCGGAGGCTGGCATGGGAGCGAAAGTCTCCCAGCAATCGAGCGACGGATTCACGGTAAAGGTTACGGACTTCTATGACGGCATCAACGACAACGCCATCATGAGAATCGACGTGCTGTTCGGATGGGCCGCGACCTACCCGGAACTCGCCGTCAAGCTGTACACCGTCTAACCGTCTGAACAATTCAAGGAGACTCACATGCTTACACTCAATCGCGCATACGGTGGATACGCTGCCGGAACCATCGTCTCACTTCCTGCCGACACGGAATCGGCGCTGATCGCGCAGGGGCTCGGCGTGACGAGCGCAGCCGGTCCCGTCACTGGAGGCGCAGCTACGGCGACCTATTTCACGGGAAGGGCGGGCGTGGCAATCGCCGCGACTTCGGTCGTCATCACGCACGCAGCCTGCACCGTGAGCAGCACCGTGTTCGCCCAGGTGGCGCAAGCCGCTGCGGACGGCACGGCGCTTCGTGTCGAGCGCGTGGTGCCCGCTGCCGGTGCGTTCACGATACACGTCACGGCGGCGGCTACGGCGTTGACTTCGGTAAATTGGATGCTCTTCCCGTAATGGCTCCATCGGGGGAGGGCTTAACGGCTCTCCCCGCATCGAGGTAGACCCATGCCGTCTCCGACAACGGCCCTTGAAATCATCGAGGACGCGCTTGCGCTGAGCAATGCCGTAGGGGTTGACCAGACGTTGACCGCAGACGAGGTGAGCGATTGCCTTCGAGCGTTCAATAACCTGCTGGAGATATTCTCTACTCGTAGCCTCGCGGTCTACGCTCAGGCAAATCAGACATTCAACACCGTTGCTGGACAGGCTTCCTACACAATAGGCACGGGTGGGAACTGGAACACGGTGCGCCCGGTTCGGATAGGCGATCAGGCGTATTCCGTAGTGAACGGGGTTAGCTTTCCGTGCTTGTCGATGACGGAGGCGGAATACAACGCGATTCCGACCAAGACTCAGACGCAGGACTTTCCAAACCGATACTGGTATCAAAACATCTTCCCGCTTGGGATCGTAACGCTGTGGCCTGTTCCATCAGCCATCACTGCGGTTACGTTCCCGATTGACCGCGTGCTAACTCAGATCACTGTTGCCGGCGCAGCGGTGAGCTTCCCGACCGGCTACGCGATGGCGTTCACCTACAAGCTCGCCATCATGCTCGCTCCGGTGTTCGGGAAAAAGATCACCGAATACCCGGACGTTGTGCAGATCGCCAATGAATCATTCGCCGACATCTGCCGCGCTAACAAGAAGGTGCGGCTGCTGCGCTGCGACCCGGAATACAGCGATAGCGGTTCAGGGCCGGTGTCGTGGGAACGGGGATACTGATGAGAATTCCTCTATTCGGATTGGGGCGGTCGTCCAAGTCTCCGTGGGTTACCGCGAAGTCGCTCACAAATATGTATTGCGAACAAAGACCGCAGGGCGAGAAAAGCTCGCTCGTCGCATACCAGACGCCGGGGCTTGAGCTATTCGTTGACTTCGGCGATACGCCCGTTCGCGGAGGTTTGAACTTCGAGGCCGGGAACGTCGCCTACGTTGTCCATCGCGGAACGCTGTGGGAGGTGGATAACGCAGGAACAAAAACGAACCGAGGGGCTCTACTCACGACAGTCGGTCGTGTGTCGATGGCGCATAACGGCGTGCAAGTGATGATCGTTGACGGGACTGAGGGCTACATCTACAACACCTCTACGCTCGCGTTCGCGCAGATAACTGACGCGGACTTTCCAGCCAACCCGCTGACCGTAACGTATCTGGCGCGCCGGTTCGTGGTGAATTTCCTGAACTCCAGTCGTTTCTACGTCTCCGACATCGACAACGGGCTCGCGTGGGACGCGCTGATGTTCGCCAACGCTGAGTCAAACCCTGACCCGATCATCGCTGTGTTGGCGAGCAGCGGTCAGTTGATACTGCTGGGCTCGGTCACGACAGAGTTTTGGGGAATATCAGGGGCCGCTGATTTCCCGTTCATCGCTTTGCAGGGAACCGCTACGGAGTGGGGCATTGCGGCAACCTGGAGCCTCGCCAAGTTCGACAATACGTTCGCCTGCCTCATCAAGAACCGCATGGGACAGGTAATGGTAGCGAAGATGAACGGCTACGTTCCGCAGAAGATTTCAACGCCCGACGTTGACTCAATCATCAACGGCTACGCAACAACCTCCGACGCGTCGGCTTACAGCTACATGCTCGGCGGACACCCGATGTACGTAATCAATTTCCCGACCGCTGGTAAAAGCTGGCTCCACGACGGGCTTACAGGATTCTGGGTGCAGTTGAAAAGTCAGGGCATCGCTCGGCATCTGGCGGAGTTTTCCTTTCAGTTGCTCGGAAGCACCATCGTATGCGATTACGCGGATGGAAAACTATACCGCCTGACCGCTGCTGCACTAACGGACAACGGCGCGTCCATAGAACGCGAAATCGTAGGCGAGACGGTAGCCCGGCCGGATCAGGA